CATATTGCTCGGGTGTTACCCCTATGCGCTTTGCGACAGCCACTTCGCTTGAAGTCAAAACAAACTTACGTGGCGCCGGACCGTTGTTCCTAGATACTGAAGCGACCACAGGGTTCGACCTGCGGCGAGGTGCGGTTTCAACGAGAACGGACCCACTGGATGCCGCTGCGTTGTTACCGAAATGCGCTGGAAAGACCTCTTCCATACGTTTATTGATTAACTGATAATACGCTGGAGTGTTTGGGTCAACGCCTTCCTCACTAATAAGCTTTTCATGCACACCATACGCAAAGCTTGTCATTTCTTTATCAACACCAAACCAGGGATTGCTTTCTTGCCATTCCATAGCCCTTGCATCCGGCTCCGGCACCTGGGGCGTAGCTTGCTGTTGCTGCCAGGCCTCCTGCTGTTGAGAAGCCGATACCTGCTGTTTCCAGTTATTGATAACCTCCTGCGATACTCCAGGCGCAGCCGCTTGAGCTAGTTGGGCGTTTGTTAAATATTCCTGCGCGGCGGCAAGCTCATCCACATCGCCAGATTCATGGGCTTTCTTGAGGTTATCTCGTGCGATAGCGAGCGTGGCATCGGCGCCGTGCTTGCTTCTCGCCGTCAGAGCTTGCTGCGATTCCGCGACAAGCTTCAACAGGTTCTGATTCTCCGTTTGCAGAACTTGCGTATGGTTAATCGCTTCTGCCGATAACCTTTCGGACGCCTCCTTCTTCCTACGCTCTTGATGGAATTGGTACTTGAGCTTTTTCATGCGCTTGAACGCTTTCAGCCCATAGCTCTCAATTTCCTTGTCTGTCGCCGCGTCCGCTTCAATAGACTCCGCACCCTCCTCCTCGTCATCTACCCGATCCGCAAGCGGACGATCATCTACAACCTCAATCTCAATATCGCCTTCCTGTACAGGAACCGGCGCACCCTCGGGCTCGGTGACCGTGTTTGTCACCCCGAAAAACCTGTCTTCACTGCTCATTCGTTCAATTTCGTTGCTCATATTAAGCCCTTTCCACGCCTCTGGGATCTTCTACGACCGCCTCGACAGTATCATCGTTGATCAAACGGAATTCTTTGCCGTGAACCTTGATTCTTGTGCCACTGAACGCCCTAAAAACGACCCAATCCCCCACCTGACAGTACGGTCCACTGGGAAATCGGGCGTAATTAGTATAGGCATCAGGCCCCATGGACATGACCCAGCCCACGACGGTCGCGATAGACTCCTCATGCCGGGATTCAGACGACTTTATGATACCACCTTCGGTTTTTTCTCCGATTTCAGGCAGCGTAATCAAAAGCTTGTAGCCTCTCGGCTCAGGTAACTGCGATGCGTATGTCTTTTTCCCGTCCTTTTTTTGTTCCCAACCATCCTCGGTCAATACTGTGTCCTCCACAATTTCTTCTGCGAGTGTAGCCATATCAGCCTCTCGTTAAATTTGCGCTCCGAAGGAGCGATAGCACTTCCAGTTAAAACTCGTCAAGCCTCTTCTCCAACTCTAAAATCTCCTGATAGACCCAACCAAAACCCTCTATCTTCCCACACGTTCTCCGATATGCCTCTATATCTTTGGCAGCACCGCTTGATAGATGATTCGACAAAGCGCTCACCTCGTCATTAATCTTTTTTCTGAGCGACGCCAGGACATTATCACTCATCGTCCCGATCCCTCGCCATGTCCCTACCGAGTTTGATGCCCTCTAACTCCTGTGACGCCTCAAACTTCTGGTCGTCCTGTTCGGCCTTCAGCTTGAGTGCCGCCTCCTCAAGCGACAATGCAGCGATATCTATCTGATGCTTGCTCTCAAGTTTCTCTCTTTCGAGTGCGAGTTCCGCCGCGTCCCGCTGTGATCCAACCGTAATCTTCTGTTGGTCAAGCTGCTGCCTCGCCTCGTCGGACTGCTGTTTCCGCTGAACGTCCATCTCGCGGATTCCAAGCTCGCGCTCGCGCTGCTGGATAATCGGATCTTGCTGTTGTTCAGCGTTCTGGGCGGCCTGCTGCTGCTGTTGTTTCTTGCCCAGCATCTGATCGGCTGCGTCCGCCACCAGCGTGCTCAAGCGCCTCTCAACGTCCTCGGGCAACGGCTCGTCTATCGGCGGCAATTCAATGCCAAGCTCCTGTTCGATCTGTGAACGGAAGATAAACGCCAAGTGTTCACGCACATGGGAGTCTAGCGCACCGTTGATCGCGGCACCAGCAGGGCTGTTCTGCATTTCCTGGCCGATCTGCGGGTCATTCTTCAGTGCCATGTGGACACGCATATGGGCTTCGTGATCTTGGTACTGGTATACCTTGACGGGTGCCTGTGTGAGGATGTCCTGATTCTCGGTAACTGGGTCTTTCGGCGGGACATCGTCAGGCTGCGGGACAATCTTGTCCGCGTTCGATATACCGATCAGTTCCATCATCTGACGGTGCAACAGCGGCAGATCGTACAGGTTAGGCGCTTGCGCGGCCAACTGTAGTGCTGCCTGGTATTGCATAATCCGTTGTGCCATAGTCGAAGCGTTCGGGTCCGACACCGGGACCACGTCTATCCGGTCATCAAAGTCCTCTGCCTTGATATCTTCTCCGGCATCCGTCTCGTATGGATAATGCGGATCGGTGTACTCGTGGATGATCCCGGCCAATATCTTGAATTCTTGCTTGAGGCTCGCGTGAATCCGCGCTTGGATAGCGGATTGCACCTTCATTGTCCGCTCTATGATGGCAAGCGTGGTGCCAACGGGAGCGTTTTGGTTCATATCACCTACTTTAAGGTCCGCCATCGAAGCAAAACGCCTGCCCTCTTCCACGATATTACCCAGCAACTGGTAAAGGACCGAAGAAGGTTCCTTATAAGGAAGGAAGGTGATGTTGTCCTTAATAGCGCCGCCAGGGACATCAACGTCCCTGAACTCTCCCGGCATGATAGGCGTGTCGTCGCCCTTGATCCTGAGTCCACGAGTCTTCAATCCTCCCGGTAAATTGGAAAGAGTTCCTGCGTCTACAAGCTGGCGCAGCAGGCTAGTCGCTGATTTCGCAAGCCCACCGATCATATGGATCAGGCCAAGATTATAGAAGCCTATACCAGGCACGTACCCGTAATGCACAAAATGCTGTTTCTTCGTTTTCTTGTCGTCGTCTTCTAGCCAATTCCTATAAATAGACAGGATGGTGGCGCTGCTTTTGTCGATGGTGATGACATAGGGAAGTGCCACGCCATCCGGGTCCTCGAAACCGGGCAAATCAAAATCGACGTGCATCTCCAGAAGCTGATGCCGCTCCTCACTTTCATAGGAGGGACTGACACCACCGATATCGTTATATTTTTTCGTGATCGGATTTTCTTCGATATATGATGTCGTCAACTCCACGTCACGATAGAATCCGCTGACCTGAAGCTTCTTCACCTGATTCGTGCTTCGCGCCATTACATGGGTATAACGCTCGGCGTGTGCTAAGTCCGCCTCGTTATACGCAACAACAAAATCTTCGGCTGGCACGAACATCGAAGCCGGTCTGCCCAACGACGGATCGAAGTAGATCTTGCGGAACGCGGACCCGGCAAGCGGCAGGCTGAACAAAAGCTTCTCGGTTTCCGAACGATATTCGGTCATCACCTCCAGAAGCTGATAATTCATGTAGTCCTGAACACGCTTTGCCTGTCTCTCACGCTCCAGACTCACTACCCCCCATATCTGGGTTTTGACCGGACCCTTAGCCGGGATGATTTCCTGAATCGTCTCGCTCTGGAAGCGCACGACCGCCTCAGACAACATGGGATGAAAAACGCCACAGGCTCCAGCCCATGGCGTAGTGCGATCTTCGCTCTCCAGCCCTAAATTGTCGAGACCCTCCGTGTATGTCTTTTCCCAGTCGCTTCTACTTCTTTTGTCTGCACTAAATTTGCCGATCAAATCAACGGCAATCGTTCGTAATTCGTTGTCGCTTACAGCCTCTGCAAGATTAGAGGAGAATTCCGTCTCTATGTTGTCCGAACCCGACAGCGGATCGAAATCGATCTCGACTCCACCGTCTTCCAGTTCGGTGACCAGCGTTTCGCCGGGAGCTTCCTCCTCCTCGACAACAACGAATCCCTCTGGCCCCACATCGAAATCATCCTGACTGAATAACCCTTCCAGAGACTTATCTATCGGCATAACTCATATCCGGTTTCGTAGGATGGTCGCAGCCTAGGCAGGGCGGAGGAAAGGATGCGTACCGGGCACTATCCCTGAAGCTGTAGATAGCTAATAGTAATCCGCCTTGCGATTAGGCACCAATTCACCCCACGGCTCGTCACTGCTCAGGCTAATGAAACCGCCTTGTCTAAATCTTAGTAACGCCTGAGTCGATGAGTCAACCAAATCATCATGGTCCCCGGTTGGGAAGGCAGCAAACTGCTCTATCACTTCCTCTGCCCACCTTTTCTTTGGTGCCCAGACATTACCGCTACTGAACAGATCCGATACAGCGTTGACCCTGGCTACCTTATCGCGGCCCCTGCTCGGTGTATACTCCGCGACCGGGATGCCCATGCGGCGAAGCTCGAAAATGAGCGGGGTGCCAGCAGCCTTGGCTTCGACTATGAACGCATCAGGTTCGTATTCCTTGTACATCTCATAAGCGCGTTTCTTCAAGTCAGGGAATTCCAACCGCTCCTGTAGAGCGTCCAGCAGGATGATGTTCGCTTCCCTGTTCTCGTTATAAAACACACCCCATGTCGTACACGCGCTGTAGTCCGCTGTTTCCTTGGCGAGAAACGCCGTGTCCCACGATTGAATCACAAATTCGCATTCCGGTGGCTTGCCCTTCGTCCACTCCTTCCACCACTCGCGCTTGATGATCGCGGACTCTTCGGAGGTGGGATCTTGCTGGTACTGTGTGCTCCACTTCGATATTGGAAGCTCTGCGCGTAGTACTTCTAGCTGCTCTTTCGGCCAGAATCCGGGCCACAACGGGTTGCCGCTAGGCAGGATCGCGGGTAGTTCGATGATCTCCCATTCGTCAGCGCCGCCTCTCTCTATCGATGCCTTGACGATCTGACCCGTCAAATCTTTCTTCGACCAGCGGGTCATCACCACGCAAATCGCGCCGCCAGGCTGTAACCGCTGACGCGGGCCAGACGTGTACCACTCATATGTCTTGTCGTATACGGACGGATCGTTCATCGCGGCTTCCTGCTCCGAATGAGGATCGTCCACAATAAGAATATCTGCGCCCTTACCCGTTACCGCACCGCCTACACCGATAGCGAAGTAATCGCCCTGCTGGTTGGTGTTCCAACGACCGGCTGCCTTGGAGTCGGCGCTCAACGATACGTTCGGAAAAATTCTGCCGTAGTCGAGAGAGCCGACCAAGTTACGAACCTTGCGCCCAAAACCGACAGCTAACTCTGCCGTGTGTGATGTCTGGATCACCTTTCTGTCGGGATATCTGCCCAAATACCACGCTGGAAACAAATGCGAGGCGAACTCGGACTTGGTGTGACGTGGCGGCATATTGATGATCAAACGCTTTAGCTCGCCTTCCGCTATGCGATTAAACGCATCTGCCATGACACGATGATGGTCGCCCTCTATGAACGCAGGCCAAACACGCCGCACAAATACGAGAAAATCAGAGTGGGCAGACTCACGATCTCTCGCATCACCCAACTCCTCCAGCAGATCCAAGATCTCTTTCTGTTGGTCGAGCGGGAGAACGTCTACCTGGCTGGAAATAGCGGCTAGATCCATCTAAAGAATCTTGCCAAGATCGTCTGCGAGTTTGTGGAGAGT